TTGCGTGCAGAGCTCACTACCGGGAGAGGAGTTAGAGTTCAATGAAATGGCTCAGAAAGTAGTTTATGAGAGCTGGCGAAGTTACTTCCAAAATAACCCCCATGAACTACAGCAGAGAACCTAATTGGGATAAGCTCAAACCATCTATTGATTGGGATGAGCAAGAAGAGAAGTTAGCGGAAAAATTAAATAAATACATAAATAAAAACAACACAGTTATGAATCAAGGAATCGTTAAATCACAGAAATTTGTTAGAACATGGGATGGCCCATCAGGTGCAATTCATTATTTTGATTTGGTGGTAGAGTCAAATAATGGTTTGAATGAAGTAGGGCAGATTGGAGTAAAGGACATGAACAGTCCTAAGATAGCAGTAGGTGCTACCTTGCACTACACTGTAGAGGAGCGCACTGGCCCAACAGGCAAAAAGACTACCAACTTTAAAATGCAGAATCCTATGCAGTATGCAGGTACAACAGTTCAATCTGCTCCATCAGGAGGAAGCTCATACACTCCGCGTAAAGAAAGCCCTGATGTGCAGAACTCTATTAGCAAATCAGTAGCACTTAATAACGCTGTGCTATTCTGCAAAGAACAGAAAGGCAGCAAGCCAGGTGATGTGTTAGATACAGCTGAGATATTCTTAGCGTGGCTTAAAGGTGAAGCAGTAGAAGCAGTAGAAATTAAAGCAGTAACAAATGAAAGCGCAGACGATGAAATGCCATTCTAAGCTTACTCCATTTCACGCATGGGTGCGCAGTCATTTTATGACTGTCGCAGCCTTTGCGGAGGTGCTTGAGGTAAGTTACCCAACAGCTCAAAAGTACATTAAGCAGCCTCGCAGTATGAAGGTAAGCGATATAGGTAAGCTATCTAATGTTACTGAGGAGGAGATACCATACATTTTAGAATTAATGAAGGATAGCAAATGAGTAAAAATAAAGCAAGTATTATAGATCAGTTATATTTTGACTTAGCGTTTAAAATAGACTGGAGCCCTGATATGGAGGAATTGTTTGAACAAGCCCGAAATATACATAAGCAAGAAATTCAAGAGGCGTTTATTGAAGGTAGTAAATTAGAATTTGTAAATGAAAATTCATTTAGTCAATCTCTTGAGGCAAGATTTGAAGCATTAGTTTTTTATGCATCTAAATACCAAGACAATGAGTAAAGAATTAGAACGAAAAATAGCAGATTTAATCCTGCTGATACCATCAGATCAGCAGCACTTTGCACGTAAGAGAATTGATAATATCATTAGAGTAGTAAACGAGAGTAATATACCGGAGCTTAATTGGCAATCAATTAACGGAGAGGTAGAGAGTCTTAATGAGAAGCTCACTAATGACATGATGAAGATTGTCTGCAATCTTACCCAGGTGGATTGGGATCAGATGAAAGGCAAATGTAGAAAGCGTGAAATGAATGATGTTAGGCAAACAGCTATGTGGATTATTCGTAAGGGTACGTCTATGAGCTTCTATGATGTAGGCAAGGTATTTAATCGGCATCATGCAACTGTACTACATGCAGTTAAGCACGTAGAGGGGCTGATAGAAACTGATGCTATGTATAGAGCTGGAGTAGAGCAGATACTAAACCACATTGATAACCAAGATTTGAATAGAGCATTTAATCGTTTAAGTAAATAACATAAATCAAATAATCAAATGAAGCAATTAACCATTAGCTATGATACCGGTAAGGTAACCATAGACCGAGTAAAAAGAGTATGCGTATTAGTTAACGCTGGTATGACTCCAAGCGCAGCGCTAAGAACTGAACGAATGGGCAAGCAATATCTGCAGCTTATGAGAGAGGTAGGCATTATTAAAAAGGTAGGCTCACGTGAGTGGGAAGCTGCAAAGCATCTTAGACAGGATAAGTTCAATCAGTTTATTGAGGCAAAGAATAAATACTACAGTGAGATTCAGGCATCAAAAGCAGATACTGATATGCTCGGATTAGTTAATATGCCAAAGAGTAATCCTGTAAAAAAAGCTGTAGCATTACCCTGGTGGAAAAGAATTTTACTATATTTGGCTAATCGATAATCTTAAACCAAATGATGACAATACTTTTAAAGCGCATAGAAGCGCTTGAGGAGAGGGTAAAAGCGCTTGAATCTAAGCGCTCTACCTCTACCAAATTCACACCTCCATCACTCTCTGATGTAGTAACCTACTTAGAAGATTTAGTATTAGCTAAGAAATTCTATTGCCATTACGAATCTAACGGATGGAAAGTAGGTAAGAATTCTATGAAGAGCTGGAAGGCTGCTGCAGATCAGTGGAGAGCACGTGAGATAAACCAAACTAAAACAATACAAGATGAGCAAAGAATTGGCCGCATCAGTACAGCAGAGCTTCAATCGTTCACTAAGCGCTGAGGAGAGAGCTATAGCTGAGTGCATTAGCTCACCTAAGCTACACTCTTTAAATGAGCAGGAGTTTAGAGAGCTTATAGCACAGGCTGCAGTAATTAACTCTATTAAAGCTTTACCATCAGACATAGAAGTAACTCTACTTCAGCAACTTACACAAAATACGTATCGGAGTACAAGTATTAAGGATTGGCAAAATGCATTTCTGTACAATGCTATAGGCAAAGACTTCGAAAGAGTAGAAGCTTTCAACCTATTCAGCATCTCGTTTATGGCCGATGTGCTGAAGAGATACGAAGAGTATAAAGCTAAGGTATGGAGAGAGCTTAACAAGGCGCTTGTATTACCGGAAGCTGAGATAAAACACATAGAGCCTACTGATCCTTTAAATGTCCTGCACGCTGATGTAGATAGATGGAATCAGCGTAAAGAGATATGGGTAGAAATATCTGCACCGTACAACTGCCAGCGCCTATTTAAGCAAGGCATCTATAAAAAATCTATGTGGGCACCCGAAGTATGGGAACGCTTCGAAGATATTGCCAAGCAAAAGGTAGAGGCTAAATTCAAGGCATCTAATAAAGTTATCTTAGGCGAATCTGCACAAGCTGAATTTGATGGCTTGCAAAAGATTGAGCTGAGCAGATTAATTTACATAGACATTATTAAACAAATTAACAAAGAAAAAGAATGACTAAAGAAAGATGGCAAGAGCTCTTAGATATACATGAAGAAATAGATGAGCTAAAGAATAAAATAGTAGACTTAAAAAAAGCTAAAACTTTAAAGCCTGAGCTGTACATACCAAGAGATTACGGCTATTCAATTTCTATAAAGCACATGAATAGTGTAATTTATGAAAGCATTATTGATCATGAGATTAAGATATGCCAGGATGAAATAGAAAAATTAACTAAAGAATTTCAAACACAATGATATCATTTCACCGAAGCATTAAATGCTATAGACTTTTTTACGGATACAGCCAAGAATATTTAGCTTTTAAATTAGGTGTTGAACAGTCTAACTACTGCCTCAGAGAGCAGGGCATAAGCAACTTTAAAGATCATGAGATAGAAATACTTAAAGAGCTTTTCAAGATAGAGATAAGGGAGGGCAAGTTATGAAGGTATTTGAATTCAACGAGCAGGATGTTTGCGAGAATCCTATTCTTAAAACGCTTAAATGCCTTAAAGGATATGAAGCGCAGATTAGTGTAGCTATAGTTAAGAATGGTAAGTGGAGTTATGCTATTAGATTTTATGGTAAAGACCAGGGATGGGGACAGCCGTTAATTTATCACGCTGAGCACAACGTATTTGATACGCAAGAGGAAGCTTATAGAGCAGGCGCTGTACTTCTTTACAATCAAATAAAATCTAATAACGATTACAAGAGATATGATAGAATTTTAGATATTCTTTTATCCGATATTAGTAATAAGGCTGAGAATCAATTAACACTATTCTGATTTAATTATCTAATTTCTTCCACTAACAAGTAGGTGTTAGTAACTAACTTAAAGAGCTCAGCATTACGCTGGGCTTTTTTATTAACCTTTACTTATGAATCTATTTAGAAAGAAGAAGGAGCCAATAGATTTAAATGCGAAGCTGTTACCTGAGCTGTGCAGCTGCACAATTATACAGTGGAATTACTCTGAAGATATAGGCTTAGAGTCTACTTATGCTGAGGATATTCCTTTTATGTTTGATGCTCGCCAATGCGTAGGCATACAGGCTGAAGTAGAGTTTAGAAAGGATGGTACATACTACGTAGGAGAGCGCACATTAGCACTAATGCAGGGCATAGATAATGCAATAGTAATAGATGTACCTTATAACCAATTCAAAAAGAATTTTCAGGAGTTAAAATCTAACATAATCACAAATGATTACATCATCTCGAGAGGGTAGAAATGTCATAATTACAACGTGCGAAAGCGCTGATAAATTCTTATTGATGAGCGACCTGCACTGGGATAATCCCCATTGCGATAGAAAGCTACTTAAGGCACATTTAGATAAGTGCTTAGCTGAAAACATCAGCTTTGCTGTGAATGGAGATTTGTTCTGCTGCATGCAGGGCAAGTATGATCCGCGTAGGAATAAGAATGATATTAGACCTGAGCACAATGTAGCTAATTACTTAGATGCCTTAGTGAACACTGCAATAGATTGGTTTAAACCATACGCTCACTTACTTGTATTTGTGGGATATGGCAATCATGAGACTGCTATAATAAAGAACTGCGAAACTGACTTAATAGAGCGCTTTGTTAGTGGATTAAACAGAGAAGCTAACTCTAATGTATTAGTAGGTGGCTATGGTGGATGGTGGATACATAGAGTAGCTAAAGGAAAGAGCAGCCATTTTGTTTTTAAAACTAAATACTACCATGGATCAGGAGGAGGAGGAGTAGTTACTAAGGGAGTAATTCAAAATAATAGAATGGGTGTTATGATAGATGGAGCTGACTGCATTTGGACCGGACACGTGCATGAACTTTACCATCATGCCGACATGGTAGAAGAGTTAAGCTACAGCCCTGGCAATAGCTATAGAATCAATATGAGATATGTGCATCACATTCGTACAGCAAGCTATAAAGAAGAATATGATGAAGGGTACATGGGCTTTCACGTAGAGCGCATGAGACCTCCTAAGCCATTAGGTGCTTACCTATTAGAATTAAACTTAGAAAGAATTAAGAAACCTGTTGATACTCACATCATTGTACCTAATTTTGTACAATGGAGAGACAAATAAACTACAATTTTAAGCCACTAACAAGGCAATCTGAAGCTTTAAAATTCTTATCAGCAGATTCAAATGTAGAGACTATACTTTACGGAGGAGCTGCAGGCGGTGGCAAAACTATGTTAGGCTGCATGTGGCAGATTCTTAGGCGCTTAAAATACCCAGGCACACGTTCACTGATAGGCAGAGCTAAGTTAGACACTCTTAAAAAGACTACTATGAATACTTTTTTTCAAGTAGCTAATGATATTGGTTTAAAAGCAGGAGAGGATTTTAGCTATAATCAGCAATCTCACATTATTAAATTCAGCAATGGCTCAGAGATAATATTAGCTGACTTGTTTCTGTATCCATCTGATCCGCATTTTCAGGACCTCGGAGGATTAGAGCTCACAGATGTATTTTTAGATGAAGCTACTGAGATAAGTGAGAAAGCCTATAGCGTAGTATGCTCACGTATTAGATACAAGCTAAATGAGTTTAACCTTAAGCCTAAGATATTACTCACGTGCAATCCTGCAAAGGGATGGATCTATAACCAATTCTATTTACCCTACAAGAATCAGAATCTACCTGAGCACCTTGCTTTCGTACAAGCTCTACCTGGGGACAATTTGTACCTACCTGAAGCCTACGTTACAAGCTTAAGCCGATTACCCGAAGCAGATAGAAAGAGACTTTTAGAAGGAGATTGGGAATTTGATAACAGCAGTGATAGACTTTATCTTTATGATGAGCTGATGCGCTGCTTTCGTGAGCCAATGAACGTAGGTGAAGGATACATCACAGCAGATATAGCGCGACTTGGTAAAGATAGAACAGTGCTTTGTGTATGGAAAGGATTAAGCTGCATAGATATAGTAGTGCTTAGGCAGAAGCGGCAAGATGAAGTTAAGGCAGAGATACAAAGATTAATGAATCAGTATAGTGTTAGGCTATCTAATGTACTTGCCGATGCTGATGGGGTAGGCGGTGGCCTCGTTGACAGTTTACGCTGCAGGGAATTCATGAACGGCAGTAAAGCTGTGAGAGGCACTCAGTACATGAATCTAAAAGCTGACTGTTACTTTAGACTTGGCGAGCTGATAGATAAGAATGAGATTACCTTTCCTATTAAATGGCAAGAGGACATCTGCAAAGAGTTAGAATTGATTAGGAGAGTAGATCCTGATAAGGAAGGTAAGCTAAGAGTAACATCAAAAGATACTATTAGCCAGCGCACCGGAGGAATCTCTCCCGATATAGCAGATGCTATAATGATGCGAGCTTACTTTGAGCTGAATAGAAACTACACTAAGTATGCATTTATTTAGTAGAAAATAATCTACAGAATGAACCTTATAGTGGAAAATAATCTACAACCCCCTCTACGCATATCAATCATAGTGGAAATATAAGTTTCAAACTGACGGGGGTGATATAAAACGCCATTACTAAAAAATTACAAGAGTATTGGCGAAATATAGAATGCCAAACTCCGTAACAAAAACACGCCAAACTCGGAAGTTCTCCGAATTACCTGCATGAATTTTTCTAAAAATTATACCCGATAACGTATAATATCTGCTAATATCCTGAAATTATACGCAAAAGCACACTATAGGGTATAAAACTAAAAGAGCCTCACCGTTGTGAAGCTCTCTCAGATAATCAAATAATCAATATAAGCCTAAACCAAAAGGCTGAAATGGATAGCCAAATATATCACACTTAACACTATGTGAATAAGTATGTTAACAAGATGTTCAAATGAGATAAGTTAATAGTCTAATTTTGAGCACATGAAGAACGAAGAGGCCCTAATCCAAGAGGCTGTTATTAACTACATTAACGCTCAATATCCGCGTTTACTTTATTGCGCTTCAGCTGGTGGTGTTAGAACTTCTATGAAGCAGGCTGTTAAGATGAAGAAAACAGGATATGTTAAAGGCTTTCCGGATATCTTTATCTATAATGCTAAGGGCCCATTCTTTGGATTAGCTATAGAAATGAAAACGAGTAAGGGTGTAATGAGTCAATCTCAGAAAGACTGGCAAGCAAAGTTAATTAACAATGGCTACCATGCAGTAACGTGCAAGAGCTTCGATGAGGCTAAATTAATTATTGATGAGTACCTACACCTCTGAAATAAATAGGTGTTACGCTGAATGGCGCAGAGTAGCAGCAACTGTTACCCGGTTAGATTTAGCTGATGAGCTTTTACATGATACGCTGCTGAAGATATTAGAAAGTGATAAAGATAAATTACAGGATATTCATAACCGAGGTAAGCTAAACAATTACGTTAGCAATGCTATTAGGTTATCTGCACGCTGCAGCAATAGCTCATTCAACTACACTCGTTTAAGATTCGAGAAGATACGCAACGATTTGAAAGATGACATCATAGATGATGTGAACAAGAGCGTAGGAATGAGACTTGAGAATGAGCAGTTAGATATCTTCATTAGCAGGCTGCCATATTTTGAGCGTGAGCTATTCTTTCTGTATGCGCTTGACGATTTCAGCTACCAAGAGTTAGCTCAAGAGACTGGCATACCTTTGAACTATCTTTACCGTACAATTAAGAAAGCTAAAGTAACACTTAGAAATTCGTTACAAATATGACTAAAGAAAACTACGCTGCGAGGATTGAGATCTGCAATAACTGCGAAGTATTTAACACGCGATATAAGACTTGTGGGCCTCCTACCAATGCCATTAATCCATTCGCTAAACCAACTGAGCTTAATGGGCATCTATTTAAGCCATGTGGCTGCCCTATAGATCACTTAGCAATGTATGCTGTAAAAGATTGCCCAGCTAAGAAATGGCCTATCTTAGATGATAGATTAGTGATTGAGAACATGCTGGCCTTTATTGAATCTTTGAAAAGAAAGAATCAGGTAACAAGCCAAGATATGAAAGTGGTTGGCGAGCTGAGAAAGAAGTACACTAACTTAGATTACCCTGGTACAAGCTGTGGGCCATGCGCTAAGAAGTACGTAGATGATGTAGAGAAGCAGTTAGAAGAGGAGCTTAATAAATTAGAACAAGCTCAAGCACTGCTCACTCTTGAGCAAATACCTATACAAATAAAGAAACGAAGAGCTAAACGTAAAAAACTATGACTATCTTAATTATCTACTTAGTAGGCTTCCTACTGCACACTGGCATACTCTGCACAAACATCTACAGACATCAGAGGCACCTATCTAACTTCCATTGGTATGCATACTTAGGTGTTATCTTTACGGGCCTTGTATGGCTGCCATTTTGGGTGTACATTACAGTGCTACGTTTTCAACAGCCAAAATAGTTTTGCACAAATGAATCTCGTAACATTTTTACGTATAGATTTGTCATAGGGTGGTATTACTGTAGATTTGATTTAAGGTTTTATACGCCCTTTGGATGTTCTCACCCTGCATCCTTAGGGCTATATTTTTTATGTGCGGAATTGATAACGGCAGCATAGAGAATGAATTGAGCTACTGCGGGATAGTAACACAGCTCAGGGGTATGGCTAAGGTATAAGCCCCAGGTTACTTAGGGATGGCAATATCTCTAAAAGGTAGATACCAGGTTAGTGCACATTGCTGATGACACTAATACATGATGGCGAAGCACTCAAGCGACAAGCATGAGAACAGTCATTTTTGAATGAGAGCCCAACACAGTTAGCAATAGCTGTGAAGGATACTTCTATCTCTCATTTAGCTCAGCATCTAAGCTCTAAGCATTAAGTTAATTAGCTAAAAGCTAATTAGCTAATAGCTTAAGTTAAGTAATTAGCAATATGCTTAATTAACATAAAAGTAAAACTAAATGAATGATAATAAGTATAACTTTTTGAGGGCTCAAGTCAAAATGTTTAATCCTAACTTCACTGATAAAGAAATTGATAAGGAGTGCGAGAAGATTCTAAATGCTGGAGAGGGAGCTGAAGATCCTGACTGCCTTTATTGTGGATCATAAATGTTAAATATCAATACTCAATTATACAAATAATCGAATTATGAAAGCTTCTTTTACATTTGACTTTGATAACTTAGAAGATGTTAATGACCATAGAAGGCATACTAAAGCATTAGACTTAGCTCTGTGCTTAAATGAGTTTAACACTCAGATATTATCTCAGCTTAAATATGATGAGCTATCAGGTAAAGAAAAGATTATATTGTCTAAGGTTAATGAGTTATTGCAGGACACTATGAAAGAGTATGGAATAGACTTAGATACTTTGCTCACATGATATTAATACCAGCTCAACTCGAATCAGTAGGAACTCGCAAGGATAAGACTTTAAAACTTACCTTTGGCACTAATGAGCTAACACCTTCTCAGGCTGCTGAACTGTTTGGCACAGCTAATCAGTTTGGTTATCTTGCTTTTAAAGATGAGAGCTTTAGACGTGAGGAGCTGGATGCAGTAGAGAGCCTTAAATCAGAGTTAGAAGATACACTAAAGAAACCATCACAAAGATTAAGGAACACAATGTTTAGAGTTTATGAGTCTGATAGTGAAGGATTTACTACCTTTGCGAAATACTATGACTCGAAGATGGAGCAGTTAATAACACACTTTAAGAATAAGTTAGCGTAATGGAGGAGCCTCAACACAAACTGACAATTAAAAAAGATGCTATGATTCAGGCGCTAACTAAGAGCTTAGGCAATGTATCAGAAGCTGCCTTAGCTGTAGGTATGTGCAGGGAAACTCATTACGCTTGGCTTAAAGATGATGCTGAGTATAGTGCAGCTGTAGCATCACTTAAGAATGTAGCTTTAGACTTTGCAGAGTCGCAGCTTAAGAAGCTGATGGAGGGAGCAGAGCGCCAAGCCTTAACTCACGATGGTGAGATAGTAACAATTAAAGATGCACCTAACACATCAGCCATTATATTTTATCTTAAGACTCAAGGCAAGCAACGAGGGTATATTGAAAGGCAAGAGCTGAGCACTGAGATAAAGAGCATAAACATAACCATAGACGGTACAAACATATGACACCACAAGAGAAAGCAAAAGAGCTATTTGATAGGTTTAAAGAAGAGATGATAGAGAATGAAGCTTATTTTATAGATAGTGCTGCGAGAAGCTGCGCTTTAATTGCAGTAGATGAGATTAGAGATAACTTGCCGTTAATATCAGATATTCAGTATTATTGGATAGATGTAAAAGCAGAAATACAAAAGCTATGAGCGAGAAGATAATAAGCACTAAGTACAGTGATCAGACATTAGGCACGTATGTAGATTTTCTTAATGCCGGAACTGATAGCGTTTCTCAGATTCAGGCAATAACAGGATTAAAGCGGGATGATATCCGCAAGATAGATATGGCTACTGTTGAAAAGATAGTAGCATCTTACTCTAATGGCCTGCGCCAAGATGAGAAGGTATTTAAGCAGTTCATAGATATAGATGGTGTGAAGTTCGGCTTTCATCCTAACCTTAAGAGCATGACCTTTGGAGAGTGGTTAGATCTATCTGAATTCAGCAAGAACTTCCCCCATCAGCTACCCGAACTAATGTGCATTCTCTATAGACCGGTAACAGCTGAGATTAATCTGCAGTACAAAATAGAGGATTACGATAGTGATGTGCATCTTAAGTATGTGCCTCAGATGCGCAAGCTAAACTTAGCCAATGTTAATGCTGCGCTGCTTTTTTTTTCGACACTCAGAAACGATTTAGTGAGCAGTACACCCGAATATTTAGAGAAGGAGCTGGAGACGCTGAAGAGGGAGATAACTCAGTTAGCCGAAGAGGTGAAACATTAGCATCAGTGTATCAATGGTGGCATGTCATAGAGGAGATGAGCGAAAGAGATGTAACTAAGTTCGATGCCATAACCAACACAAGAGCTACTACCATCTTTACCCATTTG